GATCGAGCATGTGCGCACCGATGAGATCGAGGAGGCGCAGTGAAGATCCTCACCCCCGCAGAATTCTCCCGCATCTGCACCCTGATCTGGGGAGATCGGTTTGTTCCGGCAGCGGCGCGCGATCTCAAGCGCTGCGTTCGGGCGATCGAAGGCTATAAGGCTGGCGAGGCCAATGTGCCCCCAAAGGTGCGGGAGAAACTTGCAGAGATTGCCGCAATTCGGTCGGAGCAACTTCAAGACGTTGTGTCCATGCTTCTGCGGTAAATTCCGTAGCGTTTCAACGGGTGGGGTTCGCTTTCTCCCTTGACACAAAATGTCGTTAGGCCCCATAAAATGGGCGCTTCGGTGATTTTACGTCAGGTTCCCTCGAACCGACGTAGAGCGGGAGCAATGAAAATCCCGCAATTTCAACAGTTTGCGCTCGGATACGGCTGTTGCGCTAATGAACAATGGCGACGACGAATACGGACGGCCAGAATGGTACCCGCAACAGTCCAATTCGTGACGGCGAGAGAGAGCGCACAAAATCGCGCGCCTGAAACGGCTGCGCCTCAAGACCGCCGAAAGGCGTATGCTGCGGCGGCGCGGAAGGACGCGCAGGGGATGTTATGCAGGCGACCGGATCGGCCGTACCCGGCGCCCCGCCCTCCCAAAGTGATACGATATCGCGCCTGTAGCTCAGTTGGTCAGAGCCGACCGCTCATAACGGCCCGGTCCCTGGTTCGAGTCCAGGCGGGCGCACCAATCACACCGGCTTAGCTCAGTCTGTAGAGCGGCGCACCTGTAATGCGCGGGCCGCTGGTTCGAGACCGGCAGTCGGCACCACTTCACGGAGATCGCATGGGAAGGCCAGTCGCGCGCTTATCACAGCAGCAATGTAAAGCGCTATTCGATATGTACGTTGCAGGTGCAAGTTCATCTGAGTGCGGAAAAGCGTTCCATATCTCCAATGTTACCGCACTAAGCATCATCAAAGATATTTCCCCTTCTGCGGTTCGACCTTGGGGTGGTCATAAACAAAAAGCGCTGCAGAAGATCTCCAGCGCGCGCCAGGCCAGCATCCTAATCAAACGGCAAGTCACGCCTTCTGCGCCTATACTCCATGAAAGCACCTTCATTCGTCCACCATCTATCGCCCGGCTTATGGCGGGGAGGTGAGGAAAGTTCCTGGTTTGGAAAGCTGCCCCGCGGCGTCGTCAAGCAAAAGGAAGATTTTGTAAACCGCTCCCGACGGTTTCGGGAAATCGCACGCGCGCGGGCAGGAGCCTGGCGCACCTGGAAGGAAAGACGATGAAATACGCATCTGAAATGCCCGGCCGCAGCACATCCGTCCACGAATGGAAGCCGATCACGCCTGAGCGCTTTGCGCGCGCCATCCACCATCTCGCAATTACTTGCGGTGCTGACCGCAGCGGAGATTGGGGAAACGAGGGTATGGGCGGGTTCTATCCGCAAGCCATGAAGCTGGACAGAACCGCGACCGCGACGATCTATTACGCCCCAAAAAAGGGGAAGGCACCGGACGCTGTTTCGACGCCGGTCCTGCTCACCGTCCAAGGCGCAGACGGCAAGCTGATTTGCTTCGAAAGTCTGACGCACGAAATTCCAGGCTTGTCATAACCCAATTCGCCGGCCCCGTAGCTCCGGCGCTTCCGCGGCCTGACGGTATTCAGGTGGTTCCTCTAACTCCCCAACTTGCTGCCGTGCCGTGTCTCGTTAGTGCGACATTGGCACGGCGGTCTTTCCCCGATGAAAAGCGCGAAAAAACTCACCCCCCAGGAAAAGCGGTTCGTTGACGAATATCTCGTTGATATGGACGTAAACCGCGCCGCCATCGCTGCCGGATACAGCAAGACAATGGCAGCAACTAAGGCATATCAATGGGTTAGCAATGGTAAGGTGAAGCCTCATGTCTTCGCCGCCATCCAAGCGCGCCAGCAAAAGAAGGCTGAAAAGCTGGAAATCAGCGCGGAAAAGGTACTGCGGGAATTGGCGCTGATCGGCTTTGCCAACATGCAGGACTATATGCGGGCGAACGCCGACGGCGAGCCTGTTCCGGATTTCAGCGGTCTTTCCCGCGATCAGGCTGCGGCATTGTCCGAAGTCACGGTCGACACCGTCAAGGATGGATCGGGCGAGGACGCGCAGAGTGTGCGCCGGGTGAAGTTCAAGCTTTCGGACAAGCGCGCGGCGTTGGTCGACCTCGGCAAGCACCTTGGCCTATTCAAGGACGGCATGAACGTCAACCTGTCCGGAGAGGTCACAGTGAAGACCCTTGCGGATTTCTATGCCCAGCAAAAACCCAAAAATGCAAAGTGATCGGTTCTACGTTTATGCGCATCGCCGTCACGATACAGGAGATGTGTTCTATGTCGGGAAGGGAACTGGCAAGCGAGCTTGGGTGAAGTCCGGTCGCAATAGCCTGTGGTCCCGTACGGCAAAAAAGCACGGCTTTGATGTTGAGATCATTCACCGATATCTGACAGAGCAAGAGGCCTTTGCTCTAGAACGCGAAGAAATTGAGCGTCTTTGCCCGACATGTAATTTCACTGATGGTGGGGAGGGTATTTCAGGTTATCACCATACCGATGCGACCAAGGAGGCAATTCGATCGGCGCACGTCGGTAGACCTCAGCCGCGTGAATTGGTCGAGCGTCGGGCAGAGAAGTTGCGCGGGAAAAAGAGAACGGCTGAATTTGGGGCGTCCGTGTCCGAACGAAATCGAGGCCGTATCGCATCTCAAGAAACTCGTCAAAAAATGAGCGAGACGCGAAAGGGGCGGACACTATCTCCTGAAACCATCGCGAAGTGCGTCAAGGCACACCTTGGAGCAAAGAGGAGCAGGGAATCCCGACAGAGGATGTCTGATGCACAGCGCAAAAAAGCGATCATTTGTCAGGAAACCGGTCTAACATTCCCATCGCTAACATCTGCGGCGGAATGGGTACGAAAGAGCGGCATCTCAAAAGCGAGTAAAACTGGAATCTGGTTGTCAGCTACGGGGAAACACAGAAAATCCTATGGGTTCCATTGGTCGTATTCAGACACATCCAACGCTGAACCCAGCGCTTCGTGATTTTTGGACTACTCCGGCCAGAAATCGGGTTTTGTATGGCGGACGATCATCAAGCAAAAGTTGGGATGCTGCAGGGTTCTCAGTATTTTTAGCATCTAACTACAGAGTGCGATTTCTTTGCACGAGACAATTTCAGAATCGTGTAGCAGATAGCGTGAAAAGTTTGATCGAAGGCACGATCAAGCGCTTTGGGCTCCAAGCCGAATTCGTCATCACAACCACGTCCATCCGGCACAAGGTCACCGGTTCCGAATTTCTATTCTACGGCCTCTGGCGCAACATCGACGAAATCAAGTCGCTGGAAGGCATTGACGTCTGCTGGATCGAAGAAGCGCATAACCTCACTGAGGAGCAATGGAAGATCCTAGAGCCGACGCTTCGTAACGAGCAGTCGCAATTCTGGATCATCTTCAATCCGCGGCTGGTGACCGACTTCGTCTACCGCCGGTTTGTGACAAACACGCCGCCGGACACCGTCAAGCGCAAGATCAACTTCGACGAAAATCCGTTTCTCTCGAAGACTATCCTCAAGGTCATCCAGGCGCTTAAGGACGAGGACGAGGACGAGTTTCGCCATGTCTACCTTGGAGAGCCGCGCGAGGACGACGACGCGGTAATCATAAAGCGCTCTTGGATTATGGCGGCGATTGATGCGCACAAGAAGCTTGGAATTGAGCCGACCGGTCGTAAACGTATTGGGTTCGACGTTGCCGATAGCGGCGAGGACAAGAATGCGACGGCGATCGCGCACGGCATCGTCATCACCGCTATTGACGAATGGAAGGCTGGCGAGGACGAACTTCTGAAGTCCGCATCCAAGGTTCACACCCTTGCAACGACGGAAGGCGCGGAGATCAATTACGACTGCATCGGCGTAGGAGCTTTTGCCGGCGCGCACTTCAAGGCACTGAACGAAACCAAGCACGTCAAGGTGCTCTACACCAAGTTCAACGCCGGGGACGAGGTCTCCAACAAGGAAAAGCGGATCAACGCCAAAGACCCCAAGGCTCCGCTGAACAAGGACTTCTATTCGAACCTTAAGGCGCAAGCGTGGTGGGGGGTTGCAGACCGGTTCCGCAACACCTTCAACGCCGTCACCAAAGGCATGAAGTTCCACCCCTCAGAACTGATCAGCATTTCGAGCGAGTGTGAGCATCTAGACGACTTGGTCGACGAGCTATCGACCCCGCGCAAGGACTTTGACACCACAGGCAAGGTCAAGGTGGAAAGCAAGAAGGATCTTGCCAAGCGCAAGATCAAATCACCGAACAAGGCTGATGCGGTGATCATGGCTGTGGAAGCCACGGGCGCCACCGAAACCTTCACCATCAGCGATGCGCTATTGAAGCGCGCCGCCGCGAGACGCTGAATGTCACGTCACAGGAATCAACCTCAAAAGACGACATCGCAGCCGGCGCAGAAGCCGTCGGTAGCGAAAATCTCTGATCATGTCGTCGCCCGGGCGAAGTCCAGGCCGGTGAATATGGCATCAGACGCGGCCCCGTTCTCACCCGCTGCCATGCTTCACCCGCCGGGCGCACTTCCAAAGGGTGTTGGCATCGCCATGGACGAGGGCATGTCGGCGACTTCGGCATGGGCAAACGGCATCATAAACGGAGCCTTTGCCGAAGGCATGACCTTCATGGGTTATGCCGAACTGGCGCTCCTTGCCCAGCGGCCGGAATACCGGCGCATGGTCGAGACGATCGCCAGGCACATGACGCGCAAGTGGATAGAATTCAAGACCACAGGCGACGACAACAAAGCGGACAAGATCAAGAAGATCGAGACCGCGTTGACCAATCTCAAGGCGCAAAGCGTCTTTCAGCGCGCCGCCGAGCAGGACGGCTATTTCGGTCGCGGGCACATCTACATCGACACCGGCGATGGCGAGAACCCGGCCGAACTCAAGACATCGATCGGAAACGGATCAAACGCTGCCAGCAAGGCGAAGGTTCGCCGCGGCGGCATCAATGCGCTGCGCAACGTCGAGGCTGTTTGGTGCTACCCAACGCAGTACAACTCAAGCGATCCCCTTTCGCCGAACTGGTACAAGCCCAATGGCTGGTTTGTGCTTGGCAAGGAATTGGATCGTAGCCGTCTTCTGACGCTAATCAGCCGGGAAGTTCCTGACCTTCTCAAACCGGCCTATTCCTTCGGTGGCTTGGCGCTGACGCAAATGGCAAAGCCCTATGTCGACAACTGGCTGCGCACCCGGCAATCGGTCGCCGACATCATCAGCGCGTTCTCGGTCATGGTCCTTGAAACCAACCTGATTGAACAGATCAACGTCGACAACGGAGAGCAGCTTTTCAAGCGCGCCGAACTCTTCAACAACCTGCGGGATAACCGCGGGCTGATGATGATAGACAAGAATTCTGAGGGGTTTCAGAACGTCTCGGCGCCTCTGTCCGGGTTAGAAGCTCTGCAGGCCCAAACCCAAGAGCACATGTCCGCGGTGTCCGGCATTCCGCTTGTGGAACTCCTCGGCATTCAGCCGGCCGGCCTCAACGCTACGTCCGAGGGCGAAATCACCGTTTTCGACGACTGGATTCATAGCTGCCAGGAGCAGCTTTTCCGCGATCCACTGACGACCATCATCAACTTCGTCCAGCTCAGCGAATTCGGTGCGATCGATCCCGACATCGGCTTTGAATTTTGCCCACTCCGCAGCCTTGATGACAAAGAGCGCGGTGAGGTCAACCGGAACGCTGCCGATACCGACAACGTCTACGTTGAAATGGGCGCGGTCGACGCCGAAGAAGTCCGCCAACGGCTGATCGACGATCCGGATTCGCCGTACAAGGGCCTCGATCCAAACAAGATGCCAAAGCGGCCGGACGCGCCGACGCCGTCGGTTGAGGAATTGCTTGGCGGCGGAAAGCCGAAAGAAGGAGCGGGCGGCGCGGAAGTGGAAGTTCCGGCAGAAGGTGCCGCACCGTGACGGTCCCTGCCAATTCCAACGCGCGAAAGTCTCCAGCCATCGCCATCGAGCGTATGTTCCC